TGAATCAGGTTGTGCAATTATGCACTTATTTGATCCGTCAAATACTACGTTTGTTAAGCATTTTACAAGTGTTGCAAACAGATATAGTGCTGATCCTGTTTCAGGACAAGTATTTATTGGTGGATATGCAAATACAACATCAGCCATTAATGCAATTCAATTTAATGCAGCAGCTGCTTTTGATGCCACAATAGATATGTATGGAGTTCTATAAAAAATTATGATAATAACACAAACACAAGGAGAACAATATGCCAAGATATAAAATGGTAAATGGTGAGAGAGTTCAACTCACAGCAGAAGAAGAAGCGGCAAGAAACGCAGAAGAAGCGGCTTGGGAATCTGGTGCTAAAGATAGAGCAATGGCTAGTCTTAGACAAAAAAGAAATAATTTGTTAAAAGAAACAGACTACTTAGCTTTATCTGATAACACTATGTCAGAAGATATGACTACTTACAGACAAGACCTTAGAGATTTGCCTAGTACAGTAGCTTCTAATGATACTGCTGAAGATGTTGATTCAATTACATTTCCAACAAAACCTTAGTAATGAAGCTTTCAGCTAATTTTTCTTTAGAAGAATTAATCAAGTCACAAGTTGCCGAGAGAAAAGGTATTAATAATAATCCATCTCCAGCACAGATAGAAAATCTTAAACTATTATGTGAGAATATACTTCAACCCTGTCGAGATCATTTCGGCAAAGTATTAACTGTATCTAGTGGATTCCGTAGTGCTGAATTATGTATAGCAATAGGTTCAAGTGTAGAAAGTCAACATTGTGCAGATGATGGTTCTAGTGCTTGTGACTTTGAATTATTTGGAATTGATAATAAAGAAGTAGCAGATTGGGTTTATAAGAACACACCGACAGATCAAATAATTTTAGAGTTCTACAAAGAGGGTCAACCAAACTCAGGTTGGGTTCACGCATCATATAATAAAAACGAAAGTAGAAAACAATATTTGATTGCGTATAGAGAAGATGGTAGAACAAAATATAAACCTAAATTAGATTAATAGGGGGGCGACTTGCGAGAGGAAGATCGCCCTTAAAATTAGAAAGGATATAAAATGAAACTAACTAAGAAACAAAAAAAATTGCCTAAAGGTTTACAAATGGCAATTATGAAAAAGAAAAAGAAAACTAAGAAAAGGAAATAATTATGGCATACGGATATTCAAGACCAATAAAAAAAAAGAAGAAGAAAAAAAAGAAGAAGAAGTAATGGTTAAAGTAGCATCTATAACAGGAATTATTAAAGACCTTAAACCAAGACAACAAAAGACTATGAAAGCACACGCAAGACATCATAGTTTAAAACATATGAGGTCTATGGCAACAGCATTAAAAAAAGGTGCTACTTTTAAATCTGCACATAATAAAGCTATGAGGAATGTAGGAAAATGAAAAGAAGAAAAGTACCTAAAGATAAAAAGAGTAAAATTCCTAAAAAATATTTATCAGGTCTTAAAGGTAAAAAAAGATCAGCAAGAGTTACACTATTAAACTATATGTCGAAAGCATATAAGTCAGGTATTAGAATACCAAAATCAATGTTTAAAGCGAGGTCAAAATAATGGCAGTAAAAAGAAAAGCTTTATCAAAACAAGTTATCTCAACACTTAGAGCAAAAGCAAAAACTAGAAAGAATATAACTTTAGGCCAATTAAAAAAGGTCTATCGTAGAGGTCAAGGGGCATTTTTATCGGCTGGGTCAAGACCTAAGACTTCTATGGCTTCTTGGTCTATGGGTAGAGTAAATTCTTTTATGAGAGGTTCAAGAAAACACGATCTTGATTTAAGAAGAAAGAGAAAGAAAAAGTAATGGCTAAGAGTCCTAAAACAACTAATGAGCATATCATTGCATTGTACGGACATATCACAGGCCTAAAAAAATCTATAAATAATTTAAAAACAAACCATATCAAGCATCTGCATATGGACGTAGAGAAAATAGACGAAAAAATAGATAGAAGATTTGACTCTATTACGAATTGGATAATATACGGATTAGGTGCTGTTGCTTTGTTAGTGATTACCCAACTACTTTACATTTTATCAAAATAGCAGTACAAGTAAAACTTGTATGAATCATAAAAGAATATTAGTAATTTCAGATTTACATATACCTTATCATCATCAAGACGCATTTAAATTTTTAAAAGCAATTAAAAAAGAATTTAAACCTGATAGGATTGTAAATATCGGAGATTGTTTAGACTTCCACGCAATATCTATGCACGACCATAACCCTGATTTACCTAGTGCTGGTTCTGAATTATCTTTATCGAAAGAATACATTAAAGAATTAGAATCTATATTTCCTCACGTTACAGAAGTTGATAGTAACCACTCTAGCTTAGTATTTAGACGAGCATTAAAATATGGATTGTCAAAAGAGTTTTTAAAAGACTATGGAGATTTCTTAGGTACTAAACATTGGAAGTGGGTAGAAGATTTAACTCTTACAATGTCTAATGGTCAAAGATGTTATTTCACTCACGGAAAAAGTGCAGATGTAATTAAGACTTCACAAGCTATGTCTATGAATACAGTTCAAGGCCACTATCATACTAAGTTTGTAATATCTTATTGGGCAAATCCTGATAATATTTTTTGGGCTATGAATGTAGGTTGCTTAATTAATCAGAAATCTATGGCATTTGATTATGCTAAGAACTTTAGAACTAGATTTATTGTAGGTTGTGGAATTATACTTAATGGCATACCAAGATTACTTCCAATGGTTTTAAATAATAAAGGTAGGTGGATAGGTAAGATAGTATGAAGAAGAAATGCTGTGGAAAGTATGCTTTAAAAGGCGAGAGAGCAACGGAGAGTGCCTTAGATAGACAAGAACAAGGATCACACTATCGCAACGCACCTATTCAAGCTATCGAGTTTATAACAGCACATAAGCTTGATTTTATAGATGGTAATATAGTAAAATACGCAGTTCGTAAAAAAAACGGAGAGTCTGATATGGAAAGATATAAAAAGATTAAACATTATGCAGAATTAGCTATGGAGTTAAAATGTGGTTCACACTAGGAAAGTTAGCACTTAAAACAGGTGCAGAAGTTTATAAGAATAGAAAAAGAGCAAAGCTTTTAGAAAGTGAAGCAGAAGTAAAACATTTAGAACGAGTTGTTGCTGGAGAAGTAGAACATAAAAAAGTTATGATACAAGCACAGCAAAACGATTGGAAAGATGAATTTTGCTTAATATTAATTTCAATACCTTTACTGTTATTAGCTTGGTCTGTATTTAGTGACGACCCTAATATCCAACAAAAAGTAGATATATTCTTTGACAAGTTTTCTAACTTACCTACATTTTACCAAGCTTTAGTAGTTGGTTCATTTTCTACAATTTTAGGTGTTAGAGGTGTGTCAGCTTTCAAAAAAAAGTAATTTAACTTAATCTCAAATACCTATATTGTGAAGTATGAAGTACGAAACAGATTTTGTAATTACAGAACTTACAATAGATATATTAACTGATAATAATAATATCGGTAAAGCTTCATTTATATTTATAGATACGACTCCACACTTTCCAAAAGTACAAAGTTATTTAGATAGAATTGATGAGAGGGAAGATGCTTATGTTAATACTTATAGCATAAGCACCATTGAAATAGATGAAACAACTGACATAAGCCAATTAGAAGTTGTTAAGCACTAAATAAAAGATACATATAAAAGCCCATAGCAACTGCCACAGTAAGATAAGCTAGGGTCTTGGCTATAACACTACCCCATTTAATTTTATCTTCCTTAAATTTCTGATAGTTACCTGAGTTGTCTAAGTATAGTTTTGTCATTTTCTCTCCTTAGCTACAAACGATAGTTCTCTTTTTAATTCACTTTGTAATAAAGAGATTTCTGTTTGTTTATTGTTGTAGTTGGTTTTAGATTGTAAGTAAAAAGTTTCTGCTTCTACTAAGCATAGCTTTTTGGCCACATAATCCTCATCAACCATTATTAAAGCTTCGATTTCCTTTTGGGTCATCTTTTCGCCTTTTTGCTTATATCCTAAATAGAGTTCTGCGTTTTTTTGTTTAAGGTCTGTTTCCCTTTTTAACAATGCAGAATACCAAAAGTTATATAAGTCTGAGAACTTTCTTAGGTCTTTCATTAATGCTGGTGTATCTACTTTTAGATAATCTTCTTGTGACATATTTCTCCTTATGGGTAGTCGTAGAGGTCTTGGATAAGTTCTTTGTTATCCTTAACCTCATCAGTTAGCTTTTTATTTTCTTCTTCAAGTCTATCTAGTCTTAGACGAAGTTTTCCATTGATATTTTTATGTGCCTTATCAATAGACCTAAACCTATCGTTATCATTTACTAATGAGTCAATATGGTCTTTAAGCATTTTATTATTTTTCTCTAATGCTTTTACTTGTATCTCTAGGTCTTGTATTTTCATTTCCAAATCATTCATACCTCTAAACTCCTTAGTTAGTTGCATTAAAATGGAATCTCATCATCTAAGTCAGACAACTGTGCAGTAGTTGCGTGGTCAGGTGCTGATGGTTGTGCCTGAGTCATTGGTTGTTCAGTATATCTTGGAACAGATTGACCGATAGGTTTCATACCATCTATTGTTTTAGGTTTATAAGGTTTAGCCATATAGAAACAAAATGTTTGTTCTGTATCTGCACCATATTTAGATTCTTTAGCTTGTTGAATCTTACTAGCAACTTTAAGTTCGTAGCCCTCATTTCTATAAGCTTGTACTTGTGGTGTGTTATACCAATCAACTATTTGCGAAATTGAATATAGTTTTTTTGTTAAACTACACATCAATTTAGATTTACTTGCAGAAGCTTGATACTCAAAGCTTGGACTCTTTTTTCCTGTTTCATATAGTCTTAATGAAAGACCACAGAAAGGTTTTCCGTATTGTTTCTTATCGTACATTTTTTTTCCTTTTAGTTTGCGTTGACTTTAACTTTCTCATTTGTTCTTTAAAAAGCAGTTCTGACTTATGACAATGTAATAAACCTAAAAATGCTTTCATATGGTCTGCTTTATATAATATCTGCCTAGCTTCAAATGGTTCATTTGTTTTAGGCAATCTTACTATATACATTTTGTTTATTTTCTTACCTGTTTGTTCTTCATAGGCAAGTTTATATCCGTGTAATTGATGAACCATATTTAAAAACAATCCTTTAGATGTCTTTACGTCAATTAACCAAATATTATTCTCTTTGTCTTTAGCGATTAAATCTAAAGTTCCACAATATCCTCTTTCAGAATAAAGTATCTTTTCAGACTCAACTACTTTTAGCTTATGTTTTTTCCAAAACTTTTGGAACTCCATAAAACAATTTGCTACAATAGGGTTATCAGGTTTAGTTACCTTTTCTCCTCTTAACCATAGTTCGACAAGCTTATGCACGATTGAACCAATACTTAAAATGTTATCATTAGCTTTACGAGCATTAGCTTTGGCATTAATAATTATCTTATCTATTGTATCTAGTGCTATACCTTGTTTTTCCATTTCTTGTTTTATTGAACTAACTTGCGTATTAACTTTCCAAGCTTCTAATGCTGGACTTGCTAACTTACCAAGAAGTGTACTCATACCAACTACATATTCTCCATTATGAATATAAACGTGTTTATTATCATCAAATGTAACTGTATGTCCGTGTTCTAATTTAACTGTTTTAGTCATTTTCTCTCCCATTCATAAATATTTTCTTATCTAAAGAATTAAGTGGTCTAAAGAAATAAGACCAATCTGTGCTAGTAGCTTCACAGAATATCTTTAGTTTAGATAAAGGTATTGCGTTTTTTGCTTTTTCATATTTTTGAATTTGCTGAAATGTTACCCTTAACTTATTAGCTACTTTTGTCTGAGTATATCCTAACTCAATTCTTCTTTGTCTTAATCTGATTCCTATATACTCATAGAACTTAGACTCCTGATCTTTTTGGCTAGCACCATTCATAGTAGCTAGACAATTTCTTAATCGTTGTTTGATTAAGCTTATGTTCCTAACTTGTGAGTCTGTTATCATTTTTTCTCCTTGTTAATTTATTACACTATGGCCACGATTATGTAAGCATTGTCTATAATAAGCTTGGTATCTAGTTTCCATTTTTGGGCTAAATATCCAATAAGTTACATTAGACATTTTCGTTGTATTGTTTTTTGCGAATTGTGAACATAACAATTTATCATTAGTTATTTCTTCTGCTCTTGACTCATTGTAAGTTCCTGAACGACCTCTTGTATCTACTAAAGGTTCGTACTTAGCACACCCTTGAAGTAGAGTGATAGATAGCCCTATTAACATTATCATTTTTCTCATATATTCCCCTTTGTTACTTATGCAGTAGTATGTTGTTTTAAATTATGAATCTTCCAAGCTTTCATTCTTTTTTTTTCTTTAAGAAATATAGCTTTTCTTTCAAGTTCTCTCTGTTTTGCAAAGTCCTTGAAATAAGATTCTTCTAATTTAACCAATCTTTTCTCCATTAGATTTACCTTGTTGCTTGTTAATAAAATCTGCTTTTTCTCGCAGATGTTTTTCAACGTGAGTACCTAGTGTATTCACATTTGAAACTTCTTTACCAATATCAAAAAAGAAAGTTTCTTTGGTATTAAATACTCTACCAAACTTTTTAGATAACTCTTTTGATACTGATGAACCTTTAGGTATTTTCATTATGCTTTCCCCTTGTTCATTTTTTCTCTTGGTGTTAATTGAAGTTTCCAATTTTTTATAGCTGTTTCAAACTTTAATTTTTCAGCTTCTACTTGGTCTTTTTGGTCAGACCAAATTCTAGTTAATAATTCTAATGTAATGTCGTCTTTGTTAGTTGGTAAAGTCATAGCAACTTGCATACCCTCAAATATAATAGATGGTTTAACAATTTCACTTTTAACTTTATAAACATTTAAAAGTTCAGGTGTACCTTTAATATTTAGGTAATCTTTAAAACTTCCAATAACTTCTTTATCTTCAAAAAAAGGTCTTGGAGAACCACAAGCACTTTTACTTTTTCTTCTGTAAGTCCAATGTAAATCGTTATATTTTTCTTTAGTGTCCTGAGAGATGTTTTCAAATTCTACTACTGCATTATTGTAATTATTAGCTTGTTGTATTGCGTCATCTAAATCTACAACTGTTGGCTTTTGTTTAGACAACCCTTTTAATATTACA